AATTGACTATAAATTAAAACAATACCGGTGGAATTAAGAATGTTATCCATAATGTTTTTAATTTTAGAACTGTACATTCCAATTTTATCCGGCGCGAAAAAGTCTCCAAATTCCTTCGTTTTATATTCAAAGTTTTTTTTTGTTGGCGGATTCGATGTTTCCGTATATTTCATTGTTCTTTTTAGCCCTTCACTGCCTAATATTAATTTCGAATCAAACGATGGCGTTTCACTGTCTAATAATTTATGCGGATAAACCATATTTAATGCTTGAAGCGGTTTTTGTAAAATTGTGTAGCCAAATGAATCCATATTTTCAAAACTAGGTAGTCCATCTTTCGTTTTTCCGGCTTTCTCCTTGATATTTGAAATAATGTAATTATAGCCTTTTTCTTGGAAAGAACCACATGTACTTACATATACATCTAAATGTTCCAATGGCTGAATAATTTCCTTTCCGTTCAACTGTTTACGCGGATAAGTCAGCTCTTTGAATGTATTTGATCTAGCAAATAATGACGGAAATATACGATATGGAAATGTATATGGATTTTCTCCGCGTACAAATGATACATATCCGGTTGCCTTTCTTCGCAATGTATCCTCGCCAATCGGTGTGCCGTCCGCACCAATTAACAAATTACCGGCCTTATCAAACACATCATTTATTTCAATGGTTGAACGACGATCGTTTAAATTCATTACATTAAGAAGCCAGATTATCTCCTTGTAACTATTATACATTGGTGTGGCAGATAACAATAATAGTCGCAAGTTATCCACATATTTCACCAATTTGAATAATTCTTGTGCTACACGTTTGTCTTGTTTATCGTCGCTTATTCTAATGTTATGAACCTCGTCAATAATCACCAATCTGTTATTAAAGTGTCGTTTTAATTTGCGTATCATTTCGGCCTTGTTTTGCTTTGGGTCTTCTTCATCGACTGCTGATTTTTTCGATATATAATTGGCGAATTCTATGTATCCTAAAAACAAGTACGAATTATTGATAATACTGTTAATTTGTTTTACAACCCTTTCTTTTGAAAGACCTTTCATATTCATGGGATTAATCTCTTTTAAATATTTATTTCCAGTACATGCTCGTAAATTCCATAATCCGTCGACCAATTTTAATTTTCGCTCATCGAACAATTGTAATTTGAAATTCTCTTGGACATTGGGTGATGCGACTACAATAATACGCTGTGTAATTCCTAATTGGTTCAAATAAGTTCTCATCTCTTCCGCAATCGTAATGGCACTACATGTTTTGCCAGTTCCTAAACCATGATATAATAATAAACTGTTATATGGTGTTTGAAAGCTTAAAAAATTACGAACAAATAATTGATGAGGAACTAATTCAAAATCGGCTTCACATAATTTTTTGGCTTGTTCTTCAATATCATAAATTGTTCCATCGTATGTGGTTTCGTTGAATTCTTGCTTTTCGGCAATTTTAATATTGAAATTTGGATCGTCTAATGACGGATATAAATTTGCGAACTTTTCATCGTGATCTGAAATGTATTTACGATTTAATAGTTCTTTATTATTTAAAAAAGTATTGTAATCTTTATCGTCTAAATCTATTTTTTCAAAATTCTCATTGAAAACCGTTTCAATGTTTTCTTCCGTTAAAGGAGGAATGTCTTTTTTTAATTTTAATTTCATGGTCTTTTTTACTTTTGACTTTTCCATAATACTTATATATTGTTGATATAATCTAATATCATTAAATTATTTATTAGATTATCAATATAACCTATATTGTTGTAATGTTATGTTCAACTTCGTTAAAATGTTAATTTTTTCTAAATTATATGGTCTAATATGTTGTAAACATTCCTCATACTTCAACCACCTTACCTCACTGACTTCCGTTTCTTGAAATGAATTGGAAGGTTCAATACTAGAATCAATATGACCTACAAAATATTTGTGTTTATACGATTTCATATTTGAACCAGTAAATATTTCCTCATATGGAATAATATTTTGAATGAGTCGCACATCCCCTCGTACAAATCCGGTTTCCTCTTCAAACTCTCGCAAAGCACAACTTAAATCTTTTTCTTGATAATTACGTCTTCCTTTTGGAAACCCCCATTCGGTATCTTCCCAGTTTGAGTGACTCTCGTTTAATATTTTTTCTAAATTATATTCTTGGGAACTATCAACACCAGTTGTTAAAGCATCAAATTTGTCCTTAGATGTTCGCTCTTCGCCTCTATATTGAATACCTACTTGTTCGCCCCACAAATAAGTCCATAATTCTTCGAATGTGGATTTTTTTATTAACTCTCGTTCATATATCGACATTTCATTGAATACGTTTATCAAATAGTCGTAGTTATGTAAAGGATATTTACCTCTCATAAATTCGACGAAACCTAAACTATGCTTACGCTTAATCATTAAATATTGAATATTATTGTCATACATTCTAAAAATAATAATACCAATGCTTGTAATTGGGTGTTTACAATTATGAAACGCATGACCACTCATGCCACAATTGTTACATATATTAAATAATTTATTATTCATCATAGTTATATGTTTATTTATACATCTTTTTATATCGTTTCTAATTAATGACAGAAAAAATATTTGATCCAGTTGTATGGGGACCTCATTTTTGGTTCATGTTAATGACACTGGCTGTTTCTTATCCGTTAAAAGCGAACGAAGTCACCCAAAAAAAATATTATGACTTTCTAACCAATCTTCCATTATTTATTCCTCATCCACAAATTGGAAATAAGTTTAGTGATTTGATGGATAAATATCCGGTTTCGCCGTATTTAGAAGGAAAAGATTCTTTTCTAAAATGGGTTCATTTTATTCATAACAAAATCAATACACAAATAGGAAAGGATGAAATGACATTGACTGAGGCATTGGATGCTTATTATGAACAATATAAACCGAAAGAAATTATATTGCGTGAGCAAGTAAAGTATAGGAAGAAGCTAATATTTGGTGGGATTATAGTTGGATTAATTATTGGCGGATACTATTTGTATAAAAAATAATTATTCTCTCGTCAATATAAATATGAATAAAATAAATGGAACAAATATAAAAAATGGAACAAATAAAACTATGAAAAACCGAAATATAATAAAAGGACGACATTCAATAAAGGGACGATCTTCGCGACATTCAATTAAAAAAAATAAGAGTGTAAAAAGATCCAGAAATCGACTAGGTGGGGTAGCAGTCGCTTCTGGTGGTTTTGGCTGTATATTTAAACCAGCGTTAAAATGTAAAAATGAAAAAACGAAATCGTCTGGTGTTAGTAAAATGTCCATAGAACAACATGGCAAACAAGAGATGTTAGAAATTGAGAGAATAAGAGATAAATTAAGGGGAGTGACAAATTATAGCAAATATTATCTCTTGGATGTTGAACTATGTAAACCGGATAAATTAACAGCTGAAGATATGAAACAATTCGATAAAAAGTGTTTTTCCTTGACTAGGTATAATATAAATGAAAAGAATGTGAATAGTCGGTTAGACAGATTGACCATATTAAATATGCCAGATGCCGGTGTAGATTTAAAAGACTGGTTGATCGATAATGGAAAAATTACTAGGAAAAAAATGCTATTATTGAACAAAATGATAATAAAATTGCTTAAACACGGTGTTCGACCTATGAATAAACGCGGCGTAATTCACAACGATTTAAAAGATAGAAATGTCATGGTAGATGCTGATTTAAATGTTCGTATAATTGATTGGGGCTTGGCCGGTGTAGTAAAAGATAATAAAATACCGAATGAAATTATGAATAGACCATTACAGTTTAATACGCCGTTTTCATCTATGATGCTATCAGAGGAGTTTAAATTAAACTATGATGTATTTTTAAATCGTGTAAAAGATGGTAATATGTTGTTTAACAGAACGAATGTCAGAAACTATGTAATAAACGAATATCTCATTAAATTGGCTAGATATTATGGTTATTATGATGATAATGTGGCTCTATTTAAGTTGATTTTCTCTCCAGGGATCAGTGATGAGACCTTTCTATCTGAAGTAAAGCGCGACAATCTTATTGAATATGGGTATTATGTATTCTACTTATCAAATTACATCACTGATATTTTAATGAAATATACGAGCTCGACCTTGAAATTTGATGTGAATAAATATTTTATGGATGCGTATTTGTACAATAGTGATGTATTTGGCTTGATGACTGTATATTATAATTACTTTGAATTAGATTTGGACAATATAGAGTTGGACGAAGATACTAAAAAAATATATTTGAACCGAATACGATCACTACTTGTTGAACACATATATTCAAATGGTGGAGAGAAAATCAACATTAATAAATTAATAAATGCGATTACAGAATTAAATAATGTGATTAAGCATGATAATAACAATATGAGACGCGTTTCACTAAAGCGCAATTATTCTATTAGTAAAGATATCAAAACAATAGTTATGTAGGACTCTGCTAACCATAATGTTAACACTACAAGCAAAATTGTTCAAATACAAATATGATTTCAACCAATATATATGATTCTTATCGAGAGATAATATACTCAATAATATCTATAAAAAATAAACTTTATAAATATTATATGAAATTAGAACTATTAATTTTAGCAGTATCTGGATTTTTTATAGCAAATACTTACTATGATGGAAATTATATCAAAATATTACAATCTTGGCAAAAATATTTTAAAATGGCTGGATTCGCATTTGCCGGGCTAAGTATATATTTATATTTGAAAAAGAATCCAAATCATTCACAATCACTAGTCCAAGAATTATCAAATATTGTGAAATTTATGCCTAGTGCCAAATCCACTCTTGATATTTTTACACCATTTACTGACTTTACAAATCAAACACCTTTTATGGGTGGTGGGATGGGTGGTGGTATGAGTGGTATGGGAGCAATGGGCGCCATGGGTGATTCGCCAAATCAATATCAACCACAACAACAACAACAAATTCAACGCATGATGGAATCTGGAAAAACCGGCACAAAAAGATGTGTTAGCGAAACAAAAAAGAAATTTGTTGCCTCACAACAAAATTGGAAATGTGGACATTGTCAAAAACAATTACCGGCTTGGTTTGAAGTAGATCATAAAATACGTTTGGACAATGGAGGATCAAATCATGTTGATAATTTAGTCGCTTTATGTAGAGATTGTCATGGACGAAAAACGGCGATGGAAAATCTTTAATTTATTTCTAATGGTTTAGTAATGGGAGGAAATAAACAAACTGGGGCTATGAGTAAAACAGAAGAAGGTATAAATAAGAATAATCAGTTTGGTGGCGCAGATCCAATCAAACCAATATATGATTCATCCGCTCCAAATATAGGAGGAAAAGTATTAAACGGACTACAGTATGTATGGGCATTACTTGTATATTATGTTACAGTGTATAAATACGAAACTACGTACTTATTATGTCTTTTAGCATATATTACTGCTATTATTTTACTCTACGTATTCAATCCAAAAGGACTAATCAGTGAAGATAATAAAACGGGAATGATATTTTTAAGTATATTCGGAGCTGGTATACTCATCACTACATTTATAATTTATCTATCAAAAAAAGAAGAATTCGGAAATGAAACGAAACCCACTCTTCTTAGTATATTGGGCAAAAGTCTTACCATGTTATTTTCAGTAGGACTCGCAATAGGTGTTATCTATTTATTATTTTATCTAGGGGCATATTTTGCGAATTTCACTACTTTTTTCTTATTCGGACTAAATGCGTTAATCGTTATCGGATTAATAACTATACTCGTGAAATATTATGGTATTCATGGAGAACCGTCTCACGACAAACCAGCCGGATTCAAATTATTTCTTAGAATATTATTCAATATAATTACTTATATTCCGTGTTTAATATTGGACTTGATTGATTATATAAAATATCAGTATCAAATCACTACAAAACCGATTGTAATTATTTTACTAGTTGAATTGATTCTAATTGGAATTTACTTTACATATCAATGGATCATGGAACAAGTATTAACGCACAATTCAACACAATTATTGAAGAGACCAGTAAATTTAAATACAGAAACCAATTTAGGATCGTTTCGTGATGTAAATTTCGTAGATGAAAAGTTTCAATATAAATATGCTATATCTAGCTGGATATTCATAGATTCATTTCCACCAGAAACGAATTCAAACTATGACGAATACACATCTATATTAAATATAGGAAACAAACCTAACATTTTATTTAATGTCGCCAAAAATAAATTGAGATTTAAAATGGAATTGGCTGGTAAAACTGAAAAAATAATTTATGAGACCACCAATTTTAATATGCAGAGATGGAATAATATAATAATTAATTATGACGGTGCCACACTAGATATTTTTATAAACAATAAACTAGTATCTTCTACACCGGGGGTGATTCCGTACAATGATAATACAATGATAACGGCTGGTACAAATCGCGGTATACTTGGTGGTATATGTAATGTGAACTATTTTAAAGAGGATATTTCTATGGGAAAAATAAACTGGATATATAATTCGGTAAAACATTTAAACCCTCCCGTACTTTAGAAAATTTCTAATGATATATATATTATGGATCTATCTGTTAGAAATATTGTAATAGGAGTTGTTCTAGTATTATTAATAATACTTGTTATTAGATGGTTGTGGGCTGATCATACTAAACTTGCTGGTATGAACGACGGAACCAAGGTTACAAAAATATCGTCAACTGATTTAGCACAAAGTAATTCGTCTAATTATGCTTATTCCGTCTGGATGTATATTGAAGATTGGAGTTACAGATATGGCGAGCCTAAGATTGTACTTGGTAGATTGGACGACGATTTAAATCCTAGTCCGTCTATTGTTTTAGGAGCAATTGAAAATAATTTGAGAATTGAAACAACCGTTTATTCATCTGCGCAAGCCAATAATGCGTCAAAGCACACATGTAATGTTGATAACATTCCAATTCAAAAGTGGGTAAATGTAATTGTCAGTTTATACGGAAGAACAATGGATGTATATATTGATGGTAAGCTTGTGCGAACATGTGTTTTACCAGGTGTAGCAAAAGTATCGAATACTGCGCCTCTTTACATTACACCCAATGGTGGGTTTTCTGGCTACACATCAAATGTCAATTATTATGTAAATTCTTTGAATCCCCAAGAAGCATATAATATTTATCGTGACGGATATGGTGGTAGTTTTAACTTCCCGTATAAGCTTAAGATAGAGTACTTGAAGGATGGTAAAGAACAAGGTAGTGTAACTATTTAAACAGCGAAATAGTGAAACTGTAAAACAATAAATTTTAATATTATATCTAAATTTCTTATGTATTATATATAAGATATGTCAGAATATGGAACGATTTCCTCCGGTGCTGGAGTATTTGATAATTTTAAAAGTAGTAGTGAAGTAGATGGATCAAAAGATTTTTTAGAATCAAATAGTTTAGTGGCAAAAGTAGCATTTTTACTATTAGTTTTGGTCGTATTTGTCATAGCTGTAAGATTTAGCGCACAATTACTATCTTGGTTATTTTCCTATAATAATCAACCTTACTTGATAGATGGTATGATTAATGCCAAAAATATGATGGTTATACCACAAAATCCTAACAATAGAAGTTCTATTCCAATTATTCGATCAGATAATGAATCAAATGGTATTGAATTCACTTATTCGGTCTGGATATTTATTGATGATCTAGTTTATCAACAAGGTCAATATAGACACATTTTCCACAAGGGAAATGATAATATTAATTACACGAGTCAACCGACTGGCATGAATCAACCGAATAACGCACCTGGCTTGTATATTGCCCCCAATACCAATGCTTTAGTAGTAGTTATGAATACATTCAATGATATTGAGGAGAAAGTTACAATTGATGATATTCCTATGAATAAATGGATATGTGTCCAGTTGCGTGTTGAAAATCACCAGCTCGATACATATATTAATGGTAAATTGGCGAAACGATTGATTATGAAGGGTGTCCCTAAGCAAAATTATGGCGATGTGTTTGTCGGTATGAATGGTGGATTTTCTGGATATATATCCGATTTGCGATATTTCAACTATGGTTTAGGAACTGGAAAGATCCAAAGTATTGTTGATAGTGGTCCTAATCTTAAAATGTTAGGTCAAAATATGAATGATAGTGATCCCAAATATCTTTCTTTGAGGTGGTTCTTTATGGGTAGCAAAGACGGGTACAACCCTTAAATATCTACTATCTACCGATGGTTTATCTATCTACCGATAAATTAGATATAATATAACAACAATAATCTCAATTGTTATTATATGAGTTATCCTAATTTTATTCAAGTTGGTAGTGATGTATCTGGGACTAGTTATAATACTAAATTGAGTTTAAACGGCATTTTTTGGATAGATTCATCTAATAATCAATTTACTTCATCTGGTCAAGATGTAGCATATGGAACAAGTGATACTACAATTAATCCAATTAACTGTATTTGGGTTATGGTTGGAATAGACACGTCTGGTAATAGTATTAAATACTCAGATAATGAAGGTGTTACGTGGCAAGATGCATCTAATTGTTTTAGCGGTTTCTACGGCGACGGCCGTGGTATATGCTGGGGAAACGATAATAATAATAACTACAGATGGATTGCTGTAGGTGGCGACGGTGACCCAGCTTCAACCAGCAATACAATTAAATATTCTAGTGACGGTAATATTTGGCAAAATGCTATTAACCCATTTCAGGGTGGAACCTCTGGTAGTCTATATTATCCTGGAAGAGGTAGTGGTGTAGATTGGGGGGTAGACATTAATTTCAATTATATGTGGGTTACAGTAGGAACTGATTTTTCTGGTAATAATATTAAATATTCGTATGATGGTATTACTTGGTTAAACGCGAACGATTCTTTTAGTACTAGTGGTTATGGTATAGCAAATGGATTAGATATAAATGGTAAGCCATTGTGGGTAGCAGTAGGCAATGATTCTATTTCTAATATTAAATATTCGAATAATGGCATTACTTGGTCAAACGCAAACAATTCATTTAGTCTATATGGAAATGGTGTATCGTGGGGAATTGATAATAGTGGTGTTGGAATATGGGTTGCCGTAGGAAATGACTCAACTGGAAGTGGAAATACAATTAAATATTCGTATAATGGTCTTGACTGGTCAAATGCCAATAATGGTTTTACTGGTGGTTCAACCGGTAGTGGGCATACTGTAGCATGGGGTAAAGACAATAACAATAATCCTATCTGGATTGCTGGTGGGAGCGACAACTATCGTGATATAACAACTAAATATTCTTATAATGGAATTCAATGGATTGATACAAGTAATAATACGATTGTAGGAACAGTTTTCGGTGTGGGCTCGCGTTACAAATCACCACTGGAATATCCAAACAAACTGATAATAACACGTGCTTTTTATTTATTAAATGATGGAACTATTGTGAATGAGTTTGGCAATACTGATACAACTATATCACTAGAAATACCAAACCAGCCTCCTACATGTAACAATAATTATGTGATAACAAGTCTTCCTAATTTTCAACTATATGATGGAAGTACGATGTCATCGTATACACCAAGCATAAAAGATAGTGTAAACAATAATACGATTATGTCTGTCCCATATGATTTATCTGGAAATAGTGTCAACTTTGTATGGGCTGGATCTCCTTATTTTGGTAAGAGTGAATTTAGTTTTAAATTAACAACAAATATTATAACATATCAAGGTGAAGTAATAGTATATCTATATGATAAACCAAATGGTTGTCAATGGAATCCAGCACTTGCGAATCTAACAACAATATGGTCAAGAGCATCCGATGATTGTGTAGATTTGAGTGGTGCTGTGTTACCAAATGGTCAACCAATGACATACGATGATTTAAGTGAAAAGCGTAAAGCGGTCATATTTCAGTATAAAAATAATGGTGCTGGGTTTTCTAAAAAACAACATTATTCTAGACTGGCACGAGGACTAGGGCGTCAGCGAGGACAAACATTTGCGACCCAAAGTCAATCATATACGAATCCAAATACACACAATCTTGTCGTGGATAACTCTGCTGTATTATTATGTCCAGGTGTTACTATAAACTCGGCTCTAACAAATGAAAATGATACTCCCGGACCGCTTAGAAGAATAACCAATTATCCAACAGTTCCACTGACAAATTATATAGTTAGGCGAACTTATTTGGCTGGTGGAACAAAATGGCCACAATATGCTTGGGCACCAGGTATGTTGGGATTTCCTATAGGAAAAGCCGGACATAACAAGTAATTACACATACACATATACACATACAATAAAGTCTCATCGGACTTTATTGTATTTATCTATTTATCTATTTATCTATTCTCTATTATGTATTCTCTATTCTCTCAATGAAGGATTTACACAAATCGCATTTGTTGGGAAAATTTCTCCAGACATACATACATCACCTTCTTTTATAGCTATACAACTTCGGAAACCTCTATCTTCACCTATATAGCAATATCCAGATTTACCCGAGCCGTTTCTTTGTGTAGAACTGGTTGCGTCGTCTGGTAATGGCTCAGCGTTATACTCAGCATCAGCTAAAGCGCTAGATAAAGATGCCGGCACAGATCCTTGTTTGGACAAGTTATTTTTTTGGTAAGGATTTAGTCCTTGTCCCGTTCCTTGGTCCAAATCCAATTGCCCCTGAATTACATTAATACCACTTTCTACAGTTCCGGCAGCAACATCAATACCCAACTTAGCACCAGCAGCAGTAACTTGTGTAATATCCTTGGTTGTTTCGGTAACAACATAACCAAAACTTTCTAGAATGCTTTTAAGAAGAGGAGCAAATGCGTCTTTAATAATTTGAAGGAAATCACCTAAATAAGAAAAAATATTGACACCTAAAAATAATAAAATGACTACAATTAATCCGATTCTAGTATAACTAGTATTGCCATTTGTAGAAAAATATCCGTCATTAGAAGTAGATTCTGATATGTTCGGAGATTCATTATTATCCATAGTTATCCCAGATGGAATGTTATCGCTAATACGTTCCATTTACGTTATATATAAAAATGATTATATAAAAATATATTATTTTACACATTCTATTTTGCGTGTATGTATTTAATAATGAGCTAAATTACAATAGAAAATTAGTTTGTTTATATATAAAAATATATTTAGAATAAGTATAATTATGAAGGTTGCCTTAACATGCTATAAATTAAAAGGTTCTAATGATGTTAGTATATTAAACAATGGTCATCATTTAAATGTACTTTTATGGTACCATTTTTTTGAGAATTGTGGATACGATGTTATTTATATTAGCAATCAAGATTCCACTGGTAAAATAACAAGTGATGGACATGACTATAACATAGTTAATATTTATGATTATATAAATAATGAACCTAATCTACTTGACGCAAAAATAGATTATGTATTTATTGTAGGAGTTACGGATAAAACGTTAAATAGAGTATTACATAAGTATTCTATACCAATTATTTATTTGATGATGGGTAATACATACGTGAATGATTTAGATTGTATAATATATAAAATACATGATACTGCTGGTCCAGATGGAACGCAAAATCAATTTAGTCAAATATGGGTATCACCACATTTTGGTTATTCTATAGAATATTATAAAATTAGATATGGTGTAGAGGATATTTCAATAGGACCTTATATGTGGGGCGATGACGTAGTGAAAAATAAACCAACTCTTACTTATAATAAGGGTGATAAATTAATAGTAGCAATATGTGAACCAAATCTATGTGATAAAAAAAACTGTATGATACCTTTATGTATATGCGAAAAAGGTGAAAAATATATAGATTTTGTAAGATGTTATTGTACAGACAACTTGAGAAATCGTGATGGTTTTGTTAACTTTTGTAAAAATCTTAATATACACAAGAACAAAAAGGCGGTATTCAACAATAGAGAACCTATTTATGAAATTTTGAATAAATGTAATTGTGTGATTTCAACTACACAAGAATGGGATTTAAACTACTTATTTTTAGAATGTTTTTATTTCGGTATACCATTAATACATAATTCAAAAATGTTACAAGAGTATGGGTATTATTACCCGGATTTGGATATTAGTAAAGGTGTAGAACAAATAGAAATTGTATTTAAAACGCATGATACGAAACTATATATTGAAAAGCATAAGCAGCTATTGTACAAGTACTCTATCAATAATACATATTATCATGAATGGGTAAAACAGAAATTAGTAAAGTCGATATATACAAATAAAACAGATGTATATAGTAATAAAACACAACAATTATCAATTACACATACATCGTCTATTGCTAAGCCATCACTATTAAATATACATAATTTAGATATACCATTAGTTATATCCTACTGTAATAAATATAAAAGTGAAAATTTTGAAAATACATGTAGGTTTGTAAATACATTAGAACTTAACGATTGGGAGTATAAAATTATAGGCGATGGTGAAATTTGGAACGGATTTATTAGTAAAATGCTTGGCTACCGCAATTATTTAAAAACGTTAGATTCTAATAAAATAGTTGTAATTTCAGACGCTCATGATGTATATTGTACGCGGAATTTTATGAATTTTATTAAAGAATTTAAAAAATACAATACAAATATTGTTGTTTCTATGGAGATGTTTGCTGAAGGAAGTATTACTTATAGTAAAGAACGAGAACCGTATTTCCAAGTGACTTGGCTTGGAGAATATTTTAAATATCATAATATCGATCCAAATTCTATATTTAAAAAATATGTAAATAGTGGACTGCTTGTTGGTTATGCGAAACATTTACTTCATTATTTTACATGGTCTTTAGAAAATAATTACACAGATGATCAAAAGGCACTAGGTGCGTATATGAACACATATCCTAATAATGTTTATGCTGATATCAAAAATAATATACTACATACTACATCATCATTTATAAATATTGGGTTACACCATAAAAATCAAATGGACGATTCACCTAATTTAGGTGAATTATTAGGAAGAGGATCGTTTTTTTTACACATGCCCGGTATTAATATATCCAATGGTCAAAAGCATTTATATAATAATATTTACAACTTTATACAAATATTCAATAATAAAGAAGCAAGTAAGTTGTATCCAAATTATGATTTAATCAATTTTGAATCGTATTATTCTAATATTACAGATAATATTTCAACATCATCAACTACACCAACTACGACGTTATATTTGGTGGATAATTTAATGAACAATGATAAAACACAACCATTGGCAATTACACAACCATTGGCAATTACACAACCATTGTCTGATGATAAATCGTGCCTAAATATACAAAATTGTAGTTCTAATAATTATCAGTTTATTGTTATATGTGGAAACAATACACGTAAAAATATGATGGTCCAACAATTTGCTCTGCTAAAACAAATAGTTAATGTACATTATCTAGATGCGTCAACACCGTCTAATTCAGAAGAATATTTGAATGGATATGATGGTAGTGAAATAAATCGTAAATATATATGTTGTTCTCGCAGTCATATACGTGCATTAGAATTTGCTTCCACTAGTAAATATGAATACAGTATTATATTAGAAGACGATGTAGCATTTTATAAGGAAAATTTTTTGAATTTAATAGAAGAAATAATTAATAATTGGAGTGAATATAAATTACACAAAATGGTTAGTATTGGTTGGGTACCAACACTAAATTATACAACATATTTAAACATGAAGTCTGAGTATAATAAATTAAAATGTGTACCAGATACAAAAGTAAGATATACCCGTGTACCCGGTATGCAAGGGTATATAGTAAAAAATAATGACATTCCTTATTTAGACTATTTAATACAACCAACCTTTATAAATCAATATAATAAAATAACTTCTAATCCAGATTTTGTAAAAATGCTTGAATTGGCTCATAAAAAACAATTAGATACAGTTTTAGATTTAAATTTAATGAGTATAGATAACTATTTGAATATTATTTTTAATCAGTGTAATATTTTCCCACCATTAATGATTGAACAAAATATACCATCTATGCTTGGACATAATAATATATGCGATTATTGGGTGAATTACTTCAACGGACATGAAACCGAACGAGACAAGTATAGATTATCTATCAGAAAAAATACACTGGATATTGTTGATGATCTTGTTGAAAATGAAAAACGACCATTACACGCACAATTTGAACAATTCAACAATTCAAGTAAAATCAAATGTTTATGGGTACGATATGTTGATGATAAGAGTTCATGGATTACAGATACAACCAATTTATGGGGACCTGATGTTGAAGCAGAGTACATTGTTGATATTTTAACGGATGATGGTAATATTGACAATATTGAATTCTTGTCAGTTCCTAGCAATTTTAATGTTTCTTTACTAAAAAAAGCAGATATTATTGCATATTCCTCAAATAAATATAACGTTGATTATATATCAAAATTAGTAGACATATTAAACCCAAAAGTGTTGATTCATTTGTCTGATGAATTTGGTGAACGTCCTCAGTATAAAGAGATTTTTGATAAGGTACAATTAGTGTATAGACAATATAAATTTCCAAATAAAATTGAATATCATGACGAAATAAACGATACCAGTATAAAATATCTTCCTGTAGGATACCATTCTTGGGGGAAGAAATATATTCGTGAACATTCAATATTACCTAATCGACGAAAATATAAGTGGTGTTTTAGCGGCAGCATAAAAAATGAACGCACGTCACAAATCGAACACATATCACAAATAACTCCTTATTTTTGTAAGAACACGAATGCTTTTGAATGTACGGAGATGTTTCGAAATTCACTATTTGCGTTTTGTCCAAGTGGAAATTCAAATATTGAATCTAGTAGAATATATGAAGCAATGTATAATGGTTGTATCCCAATTATTGTAGGAGACAAAAAGAAACATAATCTAGACTATTTTAAAAATATGTTTGAAATACCATTGCCTTGCTATTTTGCTTATTCTATGGATGAAGTATTTTCCATAATACAATCTACAGATATTGATGAACTCGTCAAAACACAAGAACATTGCTTACAATGGGTACAAAATATAGGTAACAAAATTAGGGGTGATATAGTGAATATAACTAACTAGGATGTATTAGATTAGATATTATAGACCAATACGGTAAAATAATTTTTTTGATGAAAATCCTATATTTTATAATAATTTAAGATTAATTATTTTTGAAGCTGATTATCCTAAAAATGTAACTATAATAAAATAAAGTTAATATTACAAAAAAAGTAGAAGGTCATCAAAATGTATGGATAAATTACATAAACTAATAGAATAACTCCATTCATTTTATAAATTATTATATTAACCATTATATAAATGGATTATATAATTGCGGCTTTTTCTATTTTAGCATTAGATAGTGTTTATTTATCTACTATTGGTGGCCCTTTATTCGCTACAATGGTGCGTAATATACAGAAAGAAGACATGAAAATAGATATTTATGGTGTACTTGGCTCGTATATATTAATAATTCTGGTATTATATAAATTTATTATAATGGATAGAAGATCACCGAATGACGCGTTTATATTAGGATTGTGTGTATATGGTATTTATGAGTTTACGAATATTGCTATTTTTAAGAATTATAAATGGATAGCAGTTATTGTAGACACATTATGGGGTGGTATTTTATTTTATACAGCAACATATATTACCTATAAAATATTAAGCATAAAATATTAAGCGTAAAATATTAAGCGTCTACTGTTCAGTTAGTTTATGTTGTATGTGTCTTTATACACGACTATTAAAGGTGTATAAAGACAATTCACTAATATACTATATATAATGTCGAACGACGATTCTCTTACTAAAATGGACCTAGCAGATTTGATAATGAAAATTGGATGTGACAAGCGCGGAAAATACTATAATGACATTGCCAAATATTTAGACATTATTTATGAAAATTGGGGATTTGAAACACACAATACGATGCTCTATATGTTTGATTTCGAGGGATTATCTGATCATAGTTATCCGCGTAGAGCGCCGTCTTATGATTATTATTGGACGAATGTGGCGGCGGATGACGCCGATTATCCAGATCAATATAAGGTTCTCATTCACAAAGTGTTTTGTCTAAGAGTAGTAGGTGGCCCAAATGATCATGAGGAAATGGTAAAACATTTAAATACCATTGTTGAGAAGTATGGCGATGACGCATATGCTGACGCAATTAATATTCTTTGTTTTGAGCCAGAGGTTTGGCTACAATAAATTAGGTTAAGTTTCAGTTCGGATAATAGTATTCATATTATTCAAAACATCCAACTTTTCAAATGATTTCTCTCTGTTACTTTTCGTCTCAAGACCCATAAATAGGTAGTCCGTTATCGGTGCTTGTTCATTCTTTTTAATTTCCTTGTATATAAGATTTATTTTTTTTGTAATGTTATCTACAGTCGCCTTGTTTTCAATTATATCGATGTTCGAATCAAACTTTTCAGTCAAGAGAGAAATGGCAAAATAAAGCAAATATTTTCGTCGCTTTTTAACACCACTTGTATAACGAATACAAAAAAGCTCAAATATGCTCTTCAGTATTTTTTTAGATATTTCATTTTTGCTTGTAGAATTCGTCTGAAATAGTACATCCCATATTAACCAAATAGGTTCTTTTACACATTTTTCGTCGACACATACAAATGCTCGTCGTTCGCAAAGACACAGTTCCTTCTTTTTCTTACATAAATTATCGAATTCCATAATCCATTCCAACCAATAACACGCATCCAATGAGTTTAAGGAATCTTTAGAAACATGATACGCAAATTCATTAATCGCAATAAACAATTCTTTCGGATCATCTTTTTGAAAAATATTAGTCGCATATTGAACATTTGGCGCCTTTAATTTAGACGACATGTTTGTGATATCAAATTCATCCTTTTTCTTTATTTTAATACTTTCAATCGAATGTTTCTTTTTTGAACTACAAATAACAGTTATCATTTCCGCAAATATTTTGCGCACCTTATCATTATTACGCATATTCAATTCAACTCCGGAATATGTAGTTATAATTTCTTTAAAATTATTGAATCGCAACTCCAAATAAATCGGCAGTTTAGGATTACCTAAATGAATATGTTTCCCCACGAAATTTAGTATGATATCCCATAACTCAATAAAGCACCCGCAACAAATAAATTCGGCACTCCAATGTAAGGCTTGTTCAATTTTTCCGGTGGTAAGACTATTTAGTAATTCTTTTTTTACATCCGTTCTTTTGAATTTGGAAAATGTAATACCAATGAATTGTTTTTCAGTTCTTATATCATTAATTTCAAAATCATTCATATACTTTTCCTATAAAAAAAATAACATAATTATACATATACAATGGATTTGTCCTCGATTTATAATCCAATATCAATGGTTTACAATAAAATAGAAAGATATTTACGGAAAATGCCAGTATGGATTCATTTACTCATATTGCTCGTGCTTATATTTATTTTAGTCAGCATTTACAAGGCACATACACCAGTTAAAGAAGGGTTTATTGACCAAAAGGAAACATTTGTCGTAAAAAAAGGAATTAATTTATTTGATGATTTTTATGTAAACATCTATGATGAATTATTTTATAGAGAATTAGTGAATCAATATGAAGTCGGTAGCATTGAAAACATCACACAGCCTACTAGCGAAAGTCATATGTTAATTATTGGTAGTGGAACCGGACATGTTGCCGGTGAATTTCATAAACAAGGGATCAAGGTAATTGGTTTAGATGAGTCCAAATCAATGGTGAAATATGCTAAAGAAGAATACCCGGAAATAAACTTTATTCAAGGGTCGCCTATGAAACCAATGGCATTTGAACCACAACAATTTACTCATATTGTGTGTTTAAATATGAACTATTATTATTACAAAGACAAGACAGCATTTTTACAAAATGTATTCAATTGGTTAAAACCGGGTGGATATTTCGTAGTTCAACTCGTGGATAAGAACAAATTCGACCCGGTTGTACCGGCTGCTAAACCATTTATAATGGTAAATCCTCAAAGTTTTGCTGAAAAGAGAATTACGACATCTAATGTAGTATTTAATAATTTTAATTACAAATCTGATTTCCAAATCTTTCCAAATGACGTCGTTCAATTTCAAGAGATATTTAAAGATACTACTTCTAAAAAAACCAGACAAAATGTTCATAAAATGTGGATACCATCTAAACTATCTGTTATAAAACAGTGTAAAGAGGCCGGTTTTATTAACTACGCGCAAGTAGATTTGTTGATGGCGCAAATGGAGTATCAATACTTGTATGTATTCCAAAAACCGGAATAATTCAGTCGTAATGTAGTAAATAATTCAGTCGTACTGTAGTAAATAATTCAGTCGTACTGTAGTAAATAATTCAGTCGTAATGTAGTAAAATAAAGTTAATCGGTTGATTGATTAACTTTATTTGGTTTGTTTTGTTTTGGTATTATAGACTTTTATAGATTAACTAGAGTTGTTAATTAGTTTTCTACCATATACATACCATAAGAACACTGAAATTACGCTACCTACAACGAATCCAGTACCAGCCGACTGTAGTGTTTTTCCGAACATATAATATCCAAGAGCTGGAAATAGCGCATATGAAATAAATATGTAAAAGGCCATTATTTGAATGAACTTTAAAAAGTTGGAAGACATTGGCATTATTATATTATACATATTGCTTATACAAAATTAAAGTTTAACGACGCATAAATACTTTAACACATTCCCATGCCTTGGCCGACTCTTGTAGATTAAATGCGCCTCTTTTTTGAGCTAGGTGAAGAAATGATACCATCACATTGAGTGCTGTGTTTTCATCTATAATTTCAATATCGGTAATGTTGGGTTGCTGTTGCTGTTGCTGTTGTGCTTGTTGTTGTTGCTGTTGTGCTTGTTGTTGTTGCTGTTGTTGCTGTTGCTGCTGTTGTGCTTGTTGCTGCTGACGCTCTATCGTTTCCATCGAAATATTATTATTCATATGATAAATAATAATATATTTTTAAATATAATTAAACGAATAATTTGTTCGTCACATTCTTACCTATTAGACAGCATACTTTACCTAACATATTTTCCTACTCTAGCAAAAGAATCGACTATAAAAATAATGAATATTCCTAAAAAGGAATATAATATTAATTCTTCCGTTACATTTCCAGTTTTTTCATCTTGCTGTTCTTCCAATAAATAAATGATTTGATTCAATTTGGTCAATAGTTCATCCTTATTTACACCATTCGGGCTAGTATCGTCTGAACCTTGATTAAAATACGGAACATATTGTTGATAATATTGCTTGGCATATTCACTAGGTAATTGCGTAAAACCTTCTCTCTGTACTTGTGCGTTATTCATAATCATGCTTGGAACTACATTTTGTTGTTCGCTCATACGCTTTTCCATGTTATTAGCATTGGTATTCATGTTAACATTAGCATTAGCATTATCTATTCGTTCATTAGCAACTGAATTAGGATGTTGAAGAGGCTGATAATTGCTCAACCCATTATCGTCATCATCGTCGTTAACATCATCATCATGTATGCGTTTCATCATCGAGTCTACATTTGAATTTGATTTCATTGGTTCACGACGCTTTAATGTCTTATTTCGCAAATTATCTCTTTTTCTTTGAATCGGATTATTTTCAATACCGTCTTTATTAAAATCAGATGCATACATTGCTAAAGACATTTACTTATAAAAAATATAGATAATAATTTAAATAACCTACGGAAAAATTATATTTTTAATTTATATAAGTATGAATATGTTTGACTTCAAATCTGTTTTAGGAAAAATAATGTTTATAGCATTGATTATTATAGCAACACATTACCATGTATTGGCTGGTATGTTGGTAGTTTTATTGGTCATTTCTATGAGCCAATATGTAATTGAAGGCATGGGAAACAATACTGATTCTTCTAAAGAATCCGCTGATTCGACAGATTCGAAAGATTCGAAAGATTCGACCGATTCGAAGGAGTCCACAGAAGAATCTCCCATGTTTTTATTCAAAAAGAACAATTGTAAAAATGGCATATTAATGAAAGACGGAAAGGAGATTACTGCTGATTCGCTGAAGGAGAATTTTCCAAATGTTAAATTTGATGGCGACTCGTGTAATCCATGCGGCGATGACTGTAAGTTTCAAATTGTTTCGTCTGCTGAGAGAGTAACAAACGAGGAGAATTTGAGACCTCAAGAGTCTAACGCGCAACCAGTTGATCGTGAACTAGTTACAAAAAAACAATAAATCGATGATAAAAAATAAATCAAAACAATAAAATAGCAATGTATTTTATATGAAAGAACTATTATTTTTACTCGTGATATTTATTTGTTCAATTGTATTATCCATAGTTTTGATGCCTCCTAGCCCAGAGGGGTTTACTACATACTTTAGACAAACAATTCGTCCACATATAAGAAACTTTAAAGGCGTACATGAGTCATTTACTCAACAATTTAATACCAAATTTACAGATATTAGTAGAAGATTTGGATTTCAATAAGAAAAATACTTTTCTTGTCGTACTATATATATAAATGTTTGAAATATTAGATACATTAAATTCTAGTAAATATTTTACCGGTATAATGATGATACTTTTAAATATTGGATCTAGGTTCGTAGAAATAAAATTAGGCAGTTCAATGGAAGCATTTATTAAATATAATATAGCACGAGAATTACTCATCTTCACAATTGCTTGGATGGGTACTCGTGATATAATTGTGTCGATCATATTGACAGCATCGTTTGTTGTATTATCCGAGTTTTTATTGAATCACAAGAGCAGATTTTGCGTATTACCAGAGAAATATAAAACAATAAATGTTGACACGAATGGTGATGGTTTAATTAGCGATAGTGAAATAAATAAAGCTATTGAAACATTAGAGAAGGCAAAAAAACAAAAGGAAAAGGATAGGCATTTGAATTTGTTAAATTTCTACAATCAATCCCTCGTATAAAATCATATTTAATATTAAGACAACTAAAAGAAATTATATATTATTATTATAAGATGAATAATAATATATTAAAAATTAAATTTGATGCTTCAACAATAGATGGAATTATAGAGAGAAATATGACGTATCGACCAAGCATGTCTGATCCAAATTTATATAGCGGAGTACAATCTATTTTTTTTGTGCCAACCATTAACTTGGATCGCGACATGTTTGATAAAGAGTTGAGCGAAAATGACATTAAAAATATTTTTCTTTCGACAAATCAACTTAATAATTTTATTAGACGAGTGCGAGAAAAAAATAAAATTGTGCTACCCGTTACAATGAGTGACGCTAAAAAGAGGGGTATTATTTATAATAATATTAAATTTCTATTGGACCTTTTTTTTAAGAAAGGCGAGAGTCTTTATATCTATCAAACCAAATACATGATAAATAATTATAAATGGGACGGACAATATAAACTAACAAGTGTGACGACATATACACCGCCAAGCGTTGATATTAATATACAGATTGTACTTCATAAAGGTGATGAACTATCGTTTGTAAATTCTACGCGATTAAATTGTAAACAAAAGCGGGATAATATTGTTAGTGATTATTATGATTTAGTTGGATTAGTAAAGCCAGCTGACAAGACTGCTAAATTAAGTGAGCGTCAGAAAGATATGACAAATCGGTCATCGCAATATATTCCGTCACGCTACGGTGATTCACGCTACGGTGATTCACGCTATGGTAATCCATATTATAATCAGAATATTTATCGCGATAGGTATCCTTATGCTCGAGATAATTATCCGTCATATTCTCGTGATGGCAATTATAGTCCAGAATATGTTCCAAGACCGACGGCATATGGTCAAAGACCGTCAGCATATGGACAAAGACCGTCGGCATATGGTCCAAATTCGGCATATCAACAAAAACCAATACTCAAGAAAAAATCGGTTAGTTTTGCTGGTGGTAACAAACGCAAACATGTAAGAAAAACGCAGAAAAATAAAAGAAAACAGTAACCTAAAAAAAGGCACTACGAGTGGCCTTCTTACAAATATGTAATACAATTTAAAAATAAATATTTAATTGTTATATACTAATTAAATGCTTATCAAAGTGGAATCAATATACGATTTCATATCTTTATTTGCGCTATTGGCGAATCTATATATATTGTATAGTTTAGAACCAACTTTAATAGTTGGTTCTGGATTGTGCTTGTTTTTTCACGATTTTATTAAAGAAGCTACTACTGGGTGGTATGCTCCAATATTTAAAAGACCAAATGGTGCTATAAATTGCTCACTTTTTAATACGGGTGGTTTAGTAGACCACAAATCTGGATTTCCATCTGGACATGTTACTATCGTATCCTTCTTGATGAATATAATGCGGTTGCGCAATAATACAAACTCTTGGTCAAACATTATATTGTACAATATACCTATGGTATTAATGGGTTATGCTAGAATAATGAAAGGCTGCCACAATTTAATCCAAGTAATCGCCGGATATTTATTAGGATATTGTGTCGCATATATATTATATAAATTTGAAGATGATATAAACCATAATTTAGACAAATTGTATTCCTATTTCTCAATAAAAAATAAAGAATAATATAACCATATATTAATACTATATTCATTATGGCAACAACATATGATAGTGATACTAAAGGTAATTCAAAATATAGTGATACATCATCTATTTTATATAATTATGCTATAGCTAGAACATTATTTGATTCAGTAAAAAATAAAAATGCCATAGAAAATGAAGTGTTGTCATTGTTAAATTTACAAATAGATTTAATACTTGCCTATAATAATAATGTCACGGTACCAAAAGAGCAAATCGCAATATTATCAAATATATTTTTTAAGGATGTTATTAATGAGCAAGGACAGTTGGGCAATCCATTAATCAAAATCAATGGAGTATATCGTCCGCTGCTAACCGTACATGAATTTAGAGTTTTGGTAGGAAGATTAAATTTTCGCGAAAAAATGTCCATGTTGCGCAATTTTGTTTCGACTGGCAATGACTGTATCATGTATTCTGTATTAATCGAATACAAGGCAAGTAAATATAGTGATGCCAGTATTCAAGCTTTTGTTAAAAAGTATCCGATGTTAAACACCTCATTTTTAGACGAATCGATATTATTGATTGAAAATATACTAGGATTCGATATTGAAGAAACCGCGAATTGCTATGATACTTTGAATGGTAATATATTAAAAAATGTTGCTGGATGTAAACCGCTATATTCTATGATTCAAGATGATTTTAATGCTAAGCCCACACAGTCGCCACTTACAGTATGTGGATTATGGCATACATTAATATACGGGATTCCTTATCAAAGTGTTGTTAAATTACCGTCTGATAACGCGGTTAAAAAACTGTCTAATAGTTTTAGTGGAAATATGAAAGAAGCCATTCCCGAGTGTATGAATAACACTTATTCGCAATATCCACTATTTCCGCCGTTATCCGAGAGGGAACAACGCTATATTAAATATAAAGGGGCTCAATTGAAAACTGGCGTTGATGGCTTATACACGCGTCCTCCATGGACACCACCAATATGTTATATGAAACCGATTGAACCGTTCAGTTTTTCTGTAAATCTACAGAAAAGATATAAAAAATACGCGGTCAGTAATTTGTCTGGACATGTCATGTTATTTTTAATTATGGCAAAGTATTTTAATGGTATTAATTTAAATTTGATTATTCTTGCGAATGTTCTATTTATGGTGCCGTATAATCATTCTATTCATGAAATATTTCAAGCTGCGAAAATGATGGGAATAAACACAAATTATTCTATACAAGATACCGATTTAGATAATATAAATGCGTTTTTAGAGAGTAATGGTTTGGTGCCGATTGTTTTGCCTACACAAGCTTCATGGGTTCCAGCTAGAGATGGCCAATCATTATCTAGAACTAGTAGTAGCGCTAGTACAAGTACTTCTTCTTATTCAAAAGGTGGAAAAATTAAGACGAAACGAAGACATACTAGACGAGTACATACGCAGACTCAACGATCGCACAAATATAAACGAGCTCATACTAAAAAATATAATAAATAAATAAATAGAGTTTATTACTTATTTACACGATGATTGAAAATAAGTAATAAAATTGAAATACATATTGGTTGTTTGTCTATATGTATCTAATATTAAACTATGTCAATTTTATTGGTTGATTTGAAAAAGGTTTGTCGTGGGGAAATTGTAAATCGTCCTTCAAAAAAATGTAAAACACCCTATGTCGCAGATGTTCGAATAGAAATGGACCAAGAGCAAGAGCAAGATCAAGATCAAAGGCAAGAAATACTAGGGCATTCCCCTTCACTTGGTTGTTGTGGATTAGCCGACAAGGGCGCGAGTGTACTTATGACCCCTACTTCTAACCCGACATCGGGATCGGGCTCAACTAAACAGCCAGTATGTAGTTATCGAATTGATTTGGCTATTTATAAAGAAGACGATAAAGAAATAATAGTTGAAATAAACCCAAAGTTAGGTGAATCTATAGCAGAAGAAGCACTAAAACAAAATTGTATTGCGCGCTTACAAAATGTTAAATCGTATACAAGAGAGGTTAAGATCATGAATTCTAGATTTGATTTTGCTGGAATTGATGTGAATGGTACACCATTTGTATTAGAAATAAAAAATGTGCCTTTGGCGG